TGTTAAAGTAGCGACTCGCCTTATGGCACCGAAGGACGCAGGCCCAGCATTGGCGGCTCCGGCGGCTAAAACAGCGATTGCTGCGCCAGCAGTGGACGATGCCTATGAGGAAGAAGCACCTGCTCCGGTAGTCGCTGCGACACCAAAGTCCAAGCCCACAGTTGTCCCAGTAAAAGCGTCGGATGAACTGGCTGCAAAGCTGGACAGCCTGTTCGACGAGTAATAGAATTATCTGAAGTACACCCCCCGGCCTATGCCGGGGTTTTTCATCTAGAGGCATGTCTTGGACACCAAAAACTTTTTTACTCGCGTATTTGCCCAGCTAGACGAACTCGTTGTCTGCACCCACAAGCCTGACCCATCAGGCAAGAATCCACGTGGTTTCTTTTGGAACAGAGGATCGTTCGCTAGCATTGACGACGCGCTACTTTCAATTTCACGATGGGACACTGAGCCCAACACGACTGTCTACTTCGGCGTAGGTTCATTTGCAGGTCACGGCTATGTCGATGACGGCAAGCAGAAGTGGTATCGCACACAGGAACACGCTACGTGGTTTAAGACACTCGCACTTGATTTAGACATTGGTGCAGACAAGCCATACGCTACTCAGAAAGAGGGCTGGGGCGTAATGCAAGCCGCGCTGCTGAAGATCGGTATGCCATCACCCATGGTCGTATCGTCAGGCAATGGTATTCACCTGTACTGGCCGCTGACGCAGGCCATCAGCAAAGATCATTGGGTAAAGGCATCAACCGCGTTGCGCGTTGCGCTCGAAGAGCATGGAGTAGAAATTGATACGTCAAAAATCCACGACCCGTCGATGGTGCTTAGGCCAGTCGGCACGCACCACAAAAAGCAACAGCCATGGAAAGATGTCCGGTGTGTTGCGGACTGCCCAGACTACGATGCAGTATCGCTCTTCGGCACGCTCAAGCCATGGTTTGGCAAAGCAGCTACGGCCAAGGCCACAGCACCGCGCAAAGGCGGCAAGTCTTCCATACTGGACGCAGTGCTCAACTCCAACGATGTTGTCCTCGATGCAGTAGCTTCTCGATGTAATCAAGTCGGGGCCTTAGTTAACTCTGGTGGTGTGCTTGATGCTGCTGGTCGCCCTGTAGAAGAACCGCTGTGGCGTGCATCACTAGGCTTAGCAAAGCACTGCACCGATGTGCCAGAAGCCATCATCAAGTTGGCTGGGTTGCATAAAGATTTCGATCTCAACACGAACCTCGACAAGATCAACGGCTGGAATGGTACAGGGCCAACGACCTGCGCTAAGTTTGAACAGCTGTGCGCTAAGGGCTGCGAGGGTTGCCCAAGCCGAGGCCAGATAAAAAGTCCCGCGCAACTGTCGGTTGCCACAGAGACAGCAGTAGAGATAGATCAGGGCGAAGAAATTACGCTGACGATGCCGCCGAGTTACGTCATCCAGAACGGGCAGATTTATCGTGAAGTCAAGACAGAGGTTTCCACCACGGATGCCAACGGCAATGAGGTAGCGCAAGAGGTCGTAGAGTTTGACCACATCAGTCGGTACGAGATGCACATCACTGGCGTGTACAACGACAACGAAAGCGGCAAGGCAGCGTTCAAGCTGCTGGTGAAATACCCGATGACGGGCTGGCTAGAGACAGAGCACGACATTGCAGTGCTGGCTTCGATAGGCAAAGACTTCAGCGGCTTCCTGCTCAACAGGCAGGTATTTGTGAAGAGCATTCCGCAACAGGAAAAAGTTAGGGGTTACTTAATGGATTACTTGACGATGGTGCAGCAGCAAGCGCCAACAGGACAGGACTTCGTCAGCTTCGGCTGGCAGAAAGACGGCTCGTTCATGTGCGGCTCCAAGCTGCTGGGTGCAGCGCACGGAGAGACAGACACACGCTTGCGTGGGCCAGCAAAAGCCTTTTCCGATCTGATCGCTCCGCACGGCACACGCGAGGGCTGGATACGTGGCATGCAGATGCTCAACAATGCTGGCACCGACACAATCCGTGCTGCTACGCTGCTGGCGACTACGGGCATCTTGGGGCCAGTTGCTGGCAACGCTACCCTTGTCGTATCCATTTACTCAACAGAGACCACTACAGGGAAAACCCTATCCCTGATCTCAGCCAACAGCCTGATCGGCTCGCCAAAGAAACTGTTCCTGAGTCAGAAAGACACGATGAATGCGCTGTACAAGCAGCGAGGTGTACTGAACAACCTGCCATGCTGCATTGACGAGATGACTGTTTCAGACGACAAAGAGATGGTCGATATAGTCTACCAACTGAGCATGGGGCGCGAGAAGGTGTCCATGACGAAAGACCGTGACCTGCGTGAACCTGCGACATGGGACGGCTTGACGATGATGACGACGAACATCTCAACATGGCAGAAGTTTGAGGGCGCACAGGCTGGCAACGAGCCGCTGAAAGCACGATGCCTAGAGCTACCCCAACATGACCGCACGTTTGTCGCTACGCGCCCTGATGGCAAGAGCGATGGCTATGAGTTCTTTGACCTGATGGCAGAGAATAACGGCTGGGCTTTCCCTGAGCTTGTGCAATTCGTGCTGGATAACGGTGGGCCGAAAAAGGCATGGGACTGGGCGGAGCGTTCGTTTGACAAGACGTTCGGATTTATCTTTGAGCCGCAGGAACGCTTTTACCGCACGGCTATTATTTCTGCGTGGGGTATGGGCACCATCGGCGCTAAGCTGGGCCTGTTCCCGTTCGATGTGCAGGGCACAATTCAGTACCTGATTGACCACATCAAGAGAGCACGGCAGACTGCCATCGACAGCAAGACCGACGTGTTCGACATCATTGGCTTGTTCTTGGCTGAGCACAACGACCAGATCATTGAGTGCAGAGAGCGCTACAGTTCGGGCGTAGAGCAAGTCACATTGCCAGCACCGGAGCGTGCTGTAGCCCGTGTCAAGATCGTGTACGACGACAAGACAGCCATCATGCCCGGAAGTCAGGTGGCGATTAACGCAGAAAAGCTACGCTTGTGGCTCAAGATCAAGCGTGACGGGTTGGATCGTATTGAGAAAGAATTGCAGGACGAGAATGCTCTGCTGCGCCGCCGTGACCGCATCACGATGTTCAAGGGTTGCCCGAAGCATGCACCGGGGCAGATGCAGTGTCTCGTGGTCAATCTGAACCACCCTAGATTTATCGACAGCCTGACGGGAACATCAGCACGGGCTCAGAGCAAGATTACGCTGGCGGTTCTCGGCGGTGTGCCAGTGTGAGAAAATAGCCAGACAACTTCACTGGGAGATACCATGCCACGCAACTACAAGCAAGAGTACGCCAACTACCAAGGCCAGCCAGCACAAATTGCCAATCGCACTAAGCGCAACGCTGCCCGTTCCGAGATGGAAAAGCGTGGTGCGGTGTCAAAAGGTGACGGCAAGGATGTCGACCACAAGACTCCTATTGCCAAAGGCGGCGGTAATGGGAACGGCAATCTGCGTGCAGTACCGAAGTCCCAAAACCGCTCCTTTGCCCGAACCAAGACGGCTCGGATGAAGTGATTATTTCTTAGCCTTGGGCTTCATGCCCTTGGCTTTGTCATGAGCTACCATTTTCTTGGCAGCTTTCACTTGGATACCCAGCTTCTTTGCAAAACCCGAATCGTGCGCAGCAGCCCGCATAGTGCGAGCTTGCTTTTCTGACGTGAACGGCATTACTTCTTGGCTTTCATGCACTTGCCCATGGCAGTGCATTTGGCTTTGTTAGGACAGCCGGGGCATGGCTTAAAAGACGCAGCTTTTTTACCTGCGGGGGGCTTAGCCATCATCATCTTTTTTCCGTACATCATGGTAGTGCTCCTTATTTCATCTTAGAAGTTGATTTCTTGCCTTCATACTTCTTTTCCATGGCAGCGTAGGACTTGCCTTTGGACATCATCTTTTCTTTGGCTTCCATCATTTTGGACTCGCCTTTACCAAAGGGGTTAGCTTTGGCTTTGCTGGCTTTGTTGGTTGCGGTGCGTTGACCGCGCATAGGCAATGACTTCATCATGGGAATCTCCAGTTAGGTTAACGGTACTTCGCGGTTTTCGCAGCGATCTTTTTGGGTTGCGCTACAAACTGTTTCCCCGCAGCTTTGCCAGCGCGTTTCGCACGCGTTGTCGCAGCATATTCAGCAGGGCTAAGACTTTTAATTGCAGATTCTGGCAAATATCGCTCACCAGTGACAGAAGATTTTTTACCACTTTTTGTGCTCCATTTTTGGTCGCCCCAGTCTTTGAGGGATTTTTGCGGTGCTTTCATGTCAGTCTCGATACCCGCCGCCAGCGGCCTTGTACTTTTTGGCAACCAGCTGGGCTTTTCTCGCGCTCCATTGCCCAGCAGCTGTGCCTTGAGTTGCAGCAGACTTCACCTGAGAAACAATCCGCTTGCGTAATTCTGGCTTGGTGTAGTTGCCAGCAGCGTTGACCGTGGATTTAGGTTTGGTTGCCATGTCAGCACTTCCATGCCCGAAGGCTTTTGTTGATACGACTGTCCGGGTCTTTGGCTGTTTTTGCGCTGGTCAGCTTCTTCTTCATGCCTTCCATACGGGCGCAAAATGAATCCTTGCGCGACCCACCTTCAGGCTGGGGCGGCTTCAGACCGGGTTTGCCCGGATTGGCCTTGTTGTAAGACGCACGGCCCTTGGCGTTAAGTCCGCCAGATTCCGCTTTGCCTTCCTTGCGTTGCCATGCTGGTGTCTTTGCCATTACTCTTCTCCTCGTGCTTTTGCAATTTCTTCCTGTAGGCGAGTGCGCAGGTCATCCAACTCAGCATCCAGCGCTTCGTAGTCAGGATAACCCTTACTGTACTCGGCGCGTTTCGCCTTTGCAATAGCCGTGTTGAACTCACGCTTGAGGTTCTTGACTTCTTTGCGCTGGTAGAAAGCAGATTCATCGACGTTGAACTGGTACAAACCGAGGCCACCCAAGTTGCGTGCAAGGAACAATGCGCTTTTTTCTACGCCTGTTGGGCCAGTAGTACCCTCTGCCAAGTCGCCCACATTTTTCCAAAAGTTGGCGTTGACCGCCGATGGAGCCATAGTGTTGTACACAGCCTTACCTGTAGTCACTAACTTATCCCACTGAGTATCTGTGGGGTTGTGCATAGGCTTGCCGGTAAACGGATCGTAGCCGCTCATGGCCGATATCAGCGTAGTCAGAGGGCCGCTAGGCGTAAGAAAACCGGGCACGTATTCCTGACCCGCCAGCTTGGACTCGCCGGGAGGCGGCTGGAACAGAGTGAACATAGGGATGTACTTGCCGAGGTTGAAGTACACAGGGTTTTGCTCGTCGCCAATAAACGGCAAGCGCATGTGCATGTATGGGCCAAGGCCACCCCACGCACGGTCACGCAGATAGTCAGGGGCTACCTTGCGCTTTTCTTCTTCGTCTTCGCCGCCACCAAGCGTAGCCTGCATCAGCGCGTAGGTCATCAAGACGTTAGCCATGGCCCATGGCTTTTCAATGGCGATCCGCCCGAGCACCGGCATGATGGCGTAAGACCACGAGATAAACGGCATAAACGACTGCCGCATGGCGCGGATCGCCCGAGCGTCGATGTCGTAGT